CTACGCGCCGGATCGCATCGACCTCACGCGGCGTGAGACAGACGCACACCGAGACCATCTTCTGATCCTCGAGTGGTCGTCGGCCTGGACGTGCCATCAGAACCGCTCCAGCCTCCGCAGGCGGTCTGCGTCAAGTAATGAGACCGGGATGCCAACTGCGGCAGCAATCTCCTCGTGGACCTGTTCACGCATTGCGTTGACATCTTCGGCGGCTTCAGCGCGCATGCTGACAGACTTCATCTTGCTCGCCTTTACGATTGCCTCGTCCAGCGTGCCAACGCGGTCGATGAGGCCAGCCGCCACGCCATCCGTCCCGCCGAAAATCGCGCCCTCTCCAAACTTCGCGCGCACGGCCGACACGGCGACGCCGCGACCCTTCGCCACATCCGCTCGGAACCAGTCCCCGGCTTCGTCAATACGCGCCTGCAACCGCTTCTTGCCATCCTCTGACAGCGGCCCCACGCCGAGCGAGTCGGCTTTATTCTCGGCCGATGTAAAGACTTCGACATTCGCGGCCTCCTCACCGGCATGCTCGCGAAGTGCGGCTACGCCAATAGAGCCGACCGTCGCGCTCGGAATCGCCCAGATTTCATCGGCCGCAGCCGCTGCGAGCCAGAATGCCGCCGATGCCATAACGCTATTCGCGATTGCGATCACGGGCTTGGTGCCACGGAGCGCCAGCATCTCGGTCGCAAGCTCGTGAACTCCGGCGACTGCGCCACCGGGACTATCGACGTCGAGTACTACCGCAGAGACATTCGGATCGCCCATTAGTTGCTTGTAGACCCGGCCGAACGACTCAGTAGACGTGCCGCCACTGGACGCTTCCAACGATCCCGCTCGATGGGCAATGATTCCGCGTAGCGGAAGAACGGCTACAGCTCCGCGCGCGGTCATCTCACCAGACCGACCCATGACGGCCTGTAACGCCTCCGGTGTGGCCTTGATGCCTTCGGTCCGAGCGTGCAGCACCGCGAGAATCAGCTTGGCCTTGCTCGGCAGTATCGCCCACGGTGTTTCATCGACGTACTGCCAGATATGCTCGAATTTCATGCGGCTGTCTCCTCAAGTGCGAGTGCGGCAAGTCCGGCCGCGTAGTCATCGACCTTCCACAACGCCAGCGCTGACACCCAATCGGCCAATAGTTGCGCCGCTTGCTGCGAGCAGTAGTCCCGCGCCGCACCAGCGTCCAGCATCAGCGTCTCCGCCACGAGATCGGCGTGCGCCGCGTAGAAGTCCGCCACGGCCACTGCGAACGCATCGCCATCCGCCGCGTGGCGAACAGCCATTTTTTGAACGGCGGCAATTTCCTTCCGCAGCAACCGCGAGGCCGACGCGTGCGCGATGGCTTCCGCCTTCGCGGACGTGCGTGGCTTCTTTGGCGATGGCGACGAACTGCTGCCGCCGTTGCCGGTAATGTTCGCGGGATCCAGCGGCGTGTCCAGCCCAGGCAACCATTTCCGGTTTTCCAGCCGCCGCACTTCGTTGCGGGTGAAGGTGCCGGTCGTGACCGCCTTCATGTAGGCTTCCCACCGCGCCGCGATGTCACCGCGGACCAGCGCGTCCCGCGTGAACTCCGCGTAAAACCGATTCGGCTGCAGCACAAGCTGATCGTTGATCGCAAATTCCCACAGCGACAGCCACGGCCCGAGTGAATAGGTGACAAATTCCTGCCCCTGATGCTCGATGTTGTTGTTGGTCGAGCGCTCGAGATCCCCGATCATGTGCGGCGGCAGGCCCAACCAGCGCGCGATCTCGTTGATCGAAAACTTTCGCGACAGAAGCATCTGCGCTTTTTCCGGCGTCAGTTGCTCCGTACTCGCCATCTTGGCGCCAACCGGAAGAATCCGCGGCATATGCCAATCGCCCATCGCGGTGACAAACGACTGCGCCATCGCCTTCGAGGATTCGGGGTCCATCGCCGCAGGCACTTCAATGATCCCGCCGCCGAGGACGCCCTTCGAGTAGATCCGCCCCGCGTACGCGTCCGTCACCAGCGCCAGCCCAAGACTCTCGCGCGCACTTTCGAGGATGCCCTTGCCATCCGCGCCGCGCAGATGGAACACTTCATCCTGCGTGTGTGGCCTCGTCTGCTGCGTCTCTTCGTCGCGAATGTGGTAGATCGTGCGGCCCTTGTTCGGACCTTTCTTGATGCGTTCACGAGTCACGAGTGCCGGATCAATCCGCGGCAACTGCCAGCGGGCGCCAATCTCGATCCAGGTATAGGCGTGCCCGGTGTCAATCAGGTCGAACATCGCCTGCCGCCGCCACGTAAACGAATCGTCGGCCGCGTTTGGTTTGCGGTGCAAGGTATCCCAGAGCGGATGCGCACTCGCCGGCTCTGCGCCTTTGTCGTCAGGGAGTCGTTCAAGCAGATGCAGCGGCAGCATCGCCAGTGAGGTCCCGAGAATGTCTCGCCCGCGAAACCACGCGCTGATCTTCTTCGCGCCTTCCGCATCGACGCGGAGACCGGCCACCGTCATCGTGCCGCCCCCGATCGGCAGATACCAGCGATCGTCGTCAGGCGCCCAGCTCGCCTGCAATCCGTCACCGGTCAGTAACTGGCCCAGGAGGTCCATCAGCCCTTCTTCCTCGCGACGTAGGGATATGCCGCCACGGACATCAGAATCACGCCTCCGCAGGCACCAGCAAACGGCACCGACCACGCCGCCATAGACCCGCAAAACGCCATAAACCCAACGAGAAAGACCGATAGGCTCGGGTTTCTAGCGGCAAACGTGCCCAACACCCTAGACCAATTCAGCAAGGTTCCTGACCAGCCCTGCGTACGGATCGGTCTGCACGCCGGCCGCGATCGCGTCTGTTCGTGCTTCCCAACTCAGCGCCCCGGCGAGCGCCAGGTCGATCTTGTGCGGCGAATCCGGGCGCTCTTTCCGAATCACCCACAGCGGCTTGCCTTGATCGTCCATCTGTGGCAGCGCGTGACGACGGGCGTTCCCCATGTGCCGCGTCATCCGCTCGTCACCGGAGTGGCTGAGCAGCTTGGATTTGATCGCCGTGTCGTAACTTTCGAGCGCCGCGGCCATTTGCCGGAGTCGCGTCGTGAGCCAGTCGATCACCCGCTCCTCACCGAACAACCCGCGCCACTTCGCGATCCATGACTGCCAGTACGGAGGATCGGCGTACATCCGCCAGACGGTGTACTCGGAAAACAGGTGCCGCACGATCGCATCCACTTCCGCCTCCGGGACGTGCCAGTCAGCGGCGGTGACAGGTCGTTCCCAGAGACCAGCGACCCACTGATAGCCGGTTTTGACGTGCGTGGCAACCAGCGCCGTCGAGTCATAGAACAGCGACCCATCGAAGCCGACCGTGATGACGTCGTTCCGCTTCGCCGGATTCGGCGCCTTCAGTGTCTTCCACAGGTTCACATCGAACGCCTGCGACGTCTGCTGAACCAACCGATTCGTCCACACCCGCTCCCAGTACGCACGATCAGTATTCGGGTCGCTCCAGGTGGCCACGATCGCGTCGATGTTGCGCCAACTTGCCGCTGGGCCTGAGGCTTCAATCACCGCGGCGCGCGCGCCTTCGATGGTATTGAGGTCGTGGTCGTCGCTCGCCTGCCGGTGGAAAAAGAACAGCGTCGCATCCTTCGTCCGCCCGTTCAGGACCGACTTGGCGTACTCCATCGTGCCTTCAGCCACCGACCCGGAACCCGGCTCCGGTGCCGTCGTGATCTCCAGCGACCACGCTTCCGAAATGACGCGCTTGGGCAGGTTCGCCATCATCGTCTGATGGCCCTGCTTCTGCCGCGGCAGGGTGAACCGGTGCGTCTCATCAAACACCTGAAACGTGGTCCGCGCACCGTCTGTCGCGTTCGGGCTCCCAGCCACTGACATCGCTTTACCTGCGCCGCTCTTGTGGATGATCCGCTCAAGCCCGATGTCAAAATCGTCCCGCAAGGGTCCGAGACTCAGAATCGCCCGCAATGCCGCAAACGCGAGCTCGTCCGACTGTTCCTCGGTATAGGCCACCATCACGACAAAGGGATCGTTCACACCGCGTCCGGCCGCCAACTCTTTGCTCCGCCCGCGCCAGCCGTTGAACCGAACCGGCGCGTCAGGATGGAGTTCCGCCGCGGCGATACAAGCAGACAACTCGGTCTTCCGTAGCCCCTTCGCCAACGACAGCGCGCACCGCATGAACCGGCGCCGCCCCTCCGTCGCGTGTCCCTTCGGATACACCTCGTAGAACCGCCAGATAAACGCCTGCTGCTCCTCGTCGAGTCGCAGAGGTTGCCCGCGCAAATCCCCCGGACCGAAGACAAGGTATTCATGCATCCACGCAACCACTTGCGGGCCGAGCGTGGGATACCGCGTCCCGTCATCAGCCGGGCACTCGAGATTCATCCGCCGCTCGCCATCCGCAACACCTTCCGCGGGTCGCGCGTAGCCGGCTTCGCCTGCTCCGGCGCTTTCCGCCCGCGCTCGGCGTCCTCACCGCGCTTGATCTCCCACTGCAACCGGCTCCGATCGAGTGGCGACAGCCCGAACCGCGACTCCTGTAGCCGAATCTCCGCCATCAGCAACCCGGCAGGCTTCTGGTAAAAGTCATCCCAGAGCAGCGCCAGCCGCCCCAAAGCATCCATATCCGTCAGCAGCCATTGCGTCGCCATCGGAGACGCCCACGCGTGCGCCCACGCCTGCACCGTCAGTGGATGCCACACCCGCATATCAGGATTC